CCCAGCCAGCTTATCAGCACTGATCGACGAGCTAATATGCATGGATCGAACATCAACCTTTCGACTGGTCGCATACTCGTCGCTGAACCTGGCACCAAGCAACTTCATGGCCAGGTGACCGTCACCATTTGCGATCCCATCGTTGACCGTTCCCAAAGCGAAAGCTTGGTACTCCGACTCTGCTTGCTGGATAGCAACCGAAAGGTCGGAGTACCGTTTCGTCCAGTCATATAAGTTCGATTGCGGTATCGCGGCAAGCGCACAAGCGCGCATAATCGGCAACCCGGACCGCACGTTCTTCAGCAATGCTTCAATGCGATCAGGAGTGTATCCGGTCCTTCGACCGCACTTCACTCCGGTGCCAAGCTTACTCTCCTGGTCCGCTCTTGCGGTGAGAACACTCTTCGGCATTTGGATAGGCGCATTACGGAGTGCTTCGAGTCGAGACGCTTTCTCCTCGGCGGAGACAATAGTCTTGACGATTGGCACCGCTTTCTTCTTTGCGGATGTTTTACGTTTACCTGCCATCGGGTATTTAGGTGACTTGCATTGAGGCCAGAACTTGCTCCGGGTCGAACCGATTCCGGTTGCCCACTTTGAGGTACGGTATCTTTCGACGAAGCATCAGGTTGGCGATAGTTCGAGTTGTTACGCCTAACTTCTCGGCAAGTTCTTTGGTCGATAGTAGCTTATTCATAGTTGTTCTTCATCGTCGTTCTTATTTTCGAGTGCCTCGATCCTGCTGAGAAAGTCATTCAAGCTTCTCTCCAAACCGGTCATCACTCTCTCCAGTTCATCTACCCGGCCACCGAGGTTATCATTCTTCGGTTGCTCGCCTGCTAATGTTTCGCTTGTTGTTATACCACTCATAATTTTAATTAAGTAACCTTGCCTAACCTCGCCAAACCATGCCGCACCTCGCAGCACCCGACCATGCCGATCCACGCCTTGTCCTTACCACGCCAAACCGATCCCCGCCCAACCTCGCCCAACCAATCCTGACCCCGCCAAAACTTGCCAATCCACGCGACTCTCTGCCTCGCATTGCCTCGCCTAACCAGTCCTTACCTAACCTAACCGGTCGCAACCCCGCCCGACCTTGCCGTGCCAATGCCTGCCGTACCCCGCCGGACCACTCCACGCCCAACCTAGCCCAGCCTTGCACTACCCCACACTTCCAGACCTAACCTAGCCATGAAAATCATTTTTCCAGTTCCTCCCAGTGAACGACATTGAACGTGCCGAACGGCCCACGGCATTGTGGCCGGAAGTCGCCTATCCCGACTTGTTGACCTCCTTCGGCCAGGAGTTGGTGAACAAAATCGGGAGGAAGAACAGATTCGTTTATGCGAACATTAAACTGAATCGACCACTCATCGAATCGTGGACGGTGACGCATGATTCGGCCTTTGGTTGACGGGATGACAACGGGTCGGGAATCGACTTCAAAGTCCTTTGCGGGAGTTAAACCATCGCCGTTCAGGATGGTGACGGTATCGGCTGGGATAAGGACGGCAGCGTAGACTGCGTATTTGGCGGACTTACGTGAACCGGTCAGTTTATGGTTTGACCCGGCTTCAGACATCATCCGGGTCAGACATGCGCTTGGCATGTAGAACTTCCCGGCTTTATCCTGGTAGCAGACCCGTTCAGCCGCCTTTCGAGGAGTTTCTTTTTTACGAACCACGGTTCGTGTTGACTTGGTGCTATCAGATTCCGCTTTTTCATCGAATCGATGTTGCATTAAAGCGGTTGTTCCGGTAATTTTAACGTCGAATGTTTTCATTTTATTTGTTTTTTGTGGTTAACATAACCCCAAATTGTAGCCAACCGACCCGCACGTTGAAGTTGTGAATATTTATTGAGAACTTGCCTATTGCCGCCCGGCAGATAGCGGGCTTGGCGTACAGGTCGGTTGGTTAAATTCTTCATACTATTTCCCATTCGTAACCGTTCCAGGCGCGGTGTTGCGCGTCTCGGGAAAGGCGATTGATCGGCGGGGCGACATCCAACCTGGCGTATAGAACCTATCATCCATCTAACCTCTCCCCCCAACATGCGTTTCCTGAGCCTCCACGGCATCCTCACTCGATTTTTCTTTCTCTCGGGTGTCTGCACACCCCCGGAACTCTTTAAACGCCTCAGAAGCGTTTTTTGCAAGCTCTTCCCACTCCTCATCGGTCAATCCTCGTTGGGGGGGAATTTCTGAGTGTTTAGGTTTCTCATAGGCTCGTGGTTTCTCTATGCCGGCTGCCAGTTGTCGAACGTGATGTTCCATTGCAATCAGGTTCCGATATTCCTCACGGTCGTTGGATCGGATGGTGTTACCTGAAACCGTATACACTCCGCGTTCCACCAGGTCGTTGATCTGTTCTCTGATCACCTTCAGTTGTTGCTTGTATGCGAATCCTTCCTGTGATGTTAAAACCTTCACGATGGACGTACCCCCGGTAATACGGTTATCGGTATACCGATAAGCGTAGGAGTTAATATATTTAAGTAATTAACTCTTACGGTATATCGTACTACCGTATTACCGTATATTATATAGTTACGAACCAAACTCATCTAAATTGTTTATCCTCAGCGATTACTGACGGGAGTTTTATTTTTTTTCTACTCGTCGGATATAGTTTTTGGTAAATAATACAAATTGTCTGAATTGCTTGTCATAGCTTGGTTTCTTTCTCAGGTCATCCACTAGTTTCGCGGCGTACAGGATGGTTGAATGGTCTTTGCCCCACCATTTGGCGATGGCCGGGCTGCTGTAGCCCGCGTCTCTCGCAATCCACATGCAGATTGATCGTGGCCAGACCAGTTCATTGGTTCGTTTGCGGCTTTTGAGGTCATCGAATTGAACATCAAAGAACTCAACGGCAGCTTCGGCCAGGAATCTCATGCGCCGGGTTGTTGTCGGTGGATCGTCAGGCCAGGTTAGTTTAGCTTCCATAGTTCGAGTGCTGGTTTCTCCCAGTTCTTCGTTTCTCCGGTATATTTTGATGTTGAGTGTGACTTGTAAATCACATCAACAATCACATACCCCCAGCCGGCGCGGTTAAAGTCTTTGATCATGTTCTCCAGTATCCACACTTCCGAATCCAGGCGACACGGGTGACTGAACGGCACTGCGCCCATTGCTCTCGCTTCCATCTCACTGATCGCTTTCTCGCTGAGGCACATACTTTTTAGTTTCCTGCCACAATTTATTCGCGGCCTTGAACACTCTCCATCCACGCTGAAGTTCCTTCGGCACCCACACCTTCTCGGCTATCGGCCTGGGTTCACTCCGGTTGATCACCAGGCTTATACAGCGGGGATTCGGTCTCATCGTCTTTCGATAAGCGGCCAACTGATAGGAGTATTCTTTGTGGAAAGCGGGCTTTCCTCCTGTGTAATCCTGGGTCTTATAATCAACGACCACCAATCCTTTGATGCCTCGCACCTCGGCTATCAGGTCAATCGTTCCTCCGAAACCCCATCGGTTGCTCACAACCGTCTTCTCGACAGCCACCACCCGGATGATGCGCTCATGCGTCCAGCGGACGTAGGTCTCCAACCAAGGCCAGATTTCTGGGTCTTTCGACTCGTCGAACCTTCCCAGGTTGAACTCCTCGATGGCTTTGTGTACGCGATTGCCGAAGTCCAGGATCTTCTGCTGGTCGATCTTCGCGTAACCGTGGATGCGGTCGATGTAATCCTGGCCTGGTTCACCGTCGATATGTTCGTTCTCCAGACATTTCCTCACCATCCTGTCGCACTTCCATTTGGTTAGGTGCGGCTTCTCGATCATGCCCAGAACCCCACTCACGCTTGGCACCAGGTTCTGTTTCCGCGCCTCACGAAGCGTGGTTGGCTTGCCGCCCGGTTGAATGTGGCAAGCCTCCCCGGCCAGCGTGTACCAGTGCTGACCGTTGGAGGCGATGCGTTTGGGTTCCGCAATAATCATATGGCTTTCTTCTGGCGAAATGGCCCGTGGTTCAGTTCGCACCATACGCAAACATTGTATCCGCGCTTGAAATGACTCTTATCCATCGGCGCAGAACAAACGGTGCATGGCGGCAGTTCTTTTTCTTTCTTTTTAGGCATAATCTTTCTTCCTAGTACGGACTCCCACCGGACTGACGCTCGGCGTACTTCTCGCCGGTTTTCTTCATGTACTCGCTCTTGTTGAACTCGCCGCTTGGCTCGACCGGTGTGTCGCTCGGCATGGCGGTGGAGATGTTCGCCCAGATGCGTTCCGGGTCACTCCGATCCGGGTCATGGGTCACGTTCACCATTGCCACCTTCCCCACGCAGGAAGCCTCCAGGTCGATCCCGGCTTCGGTCTTGACCAACTTGATGCCCCACCCGCTTAAAAACGGCAGGAGATAGCCTTTGTCGCTCATTGAGACATTGAACTGACGGCTCAACTGGAACGCTCGACCGTCCTCCATCTTCTCCTCCGACTCGAACACAAACCTGACCTTCTGTTTGGAGTCGGGGAAGTTTGGATTGGTCGATGGAACCAACCGGCGACCGTCCGGGCCTGGCGGGATTCCGTAGGCTTCACCCACATCAATCACGCCCACACACACCGCGCTCTGCGGCTTCTTCGGGGGTAACTCTCCCCCGCCACTGCTTGATTCTTGTATTATCATTTTATCTTTCTTTTGCGCGGTTAATCCGCTCAAATTTCGCCCGGTGGAGGAAAGCCTATCAAACACTCCACCGGACTGGTGCATCCAGCCACCCGGCCAGACAGTTGGGGTTCATATGAGGAATTCATCATGTCCCAACTACCAAATCTGTCTCCCGTAAAATCCTGAACCAATCACTGGCGCGGACGGTCACCAACCAGTCGCAGCTTGACCGTTTGTGGGCGACAATCGGTATCTGCCCCGGCCTGGCATCGCGCACCGCCTGGTTCATCGCGTCCTGCACGTTCAACCGCTCAACAAACTTCACCTCATGATGAAGTTTCGGCAGGTCGGGACAGATGATGTCCGGTGCCTCGCCACCTCCCGCATCACGCCCCGCGTTCTGGCAGCCTCTGATTGCGTCAAACCCCGCTTCTCTCAATTGATCCCGCCACATACGTTCACCTCTCGCGCCTTTGTTCCTGCTGTTCATCGCTTACAAGACAACACCGGGTTGGTCGCCTGATGTTCCTCGATCCATAACTTCTTCCGCTTGGATTCCCAGTCGGCCACCACCTGGGCAGCTTCCCGGAGCATCTCAAGCCGTTGCCTGTGATACGCAGTCTCCATCTCGCTTCGGAATGTGCGCTCCTCGATGAACACCTCCAGATCGGCCTCGGAAATGCGCCTCAGCTTGCCGATCTTGCACGATGGCAACTTGCCGCTCTTGATATAGCGGCGGACAGTCTTGCAGGAGATCCGCAGTCGATCCGCAACCTGCTGTGCGCTCAGGTAATTCATCCGAACAACATCAGCATCAGGATACTCGCCGCGATCCCCACCACCCACATGATGTGGAGGATGCGAATTGAGAGTGGCACCGGATAGATCACCTCGCTTTTTCTATTAGTTCCTCCAAAACCGAGGTCATCGTTCTTCTCCCGGCCTGAGCCAACCGCTTGAGTACCTGCCGGTGCCACTGTGATAGTTTGAAATGACATGATTTTTTCTTTCCGTTTAATTTCTTCATTTAGTGTATGTACACCTTCTTTCTCGTAACGCCACACGGTGAGTTGCTTCTTATTCGGATCACGTTGATTTGGCATTACCTGGCTTTCTGCACCCACGGGTGCTTCCCGAGATATAGGTGGCCGTCCACCTGCTGTCAACACCCGTGTACACATTTATCCCAATTGCAAACTGAACTTCGTTTTCTTCACTGCAACGTAATAATCCAGCAGAACCTGGACGGTGTTGCCCATCATCTCGGCCACCACATGCACCGGGATGTTCTGGTCGAGTAACTGGCAAGCCCACTCTTTGCGGAGTTGGTATGCCGTGAACCCGAACTGGCGGAGGAGGTCATTTAATTTCTTTGAATAACCGTGCTGACGATCCCAGTCGGTTCCCGGCAGGACATACTCGCCGCCCGGATTGAGGTTCAGCAGGAACTGCCGATCTTTCTCGGTGAACCCGTCCGGATATGGAATCTCCCGCTCAGTCTCGTTCTTCCGAGGCACGATGCGGTCGTTGAGGATGCCGTCAGGCAGCAGATTCTCGCGCTTGGTGTGCGCAGTCTCGATGTTCCGCTGGGCGGAGATGCGTTGTATCTGGTAGAACCCATAGATCACCGGGTTCTCGAACTTGACCACCTCACGGAAATACCGGTCGGCCCGCTCATGACGATCATCGGTCGGGCGACGATACTTCACCGGCTTGAACTTGAGGATCTTGATGGTGTCCAGGTCGAACGCCGGGCCAAGATTGTAATACTTCATCATGTTCCGCTTGAACACACCGTACCGCACCTGAGCGATTGACTTGTTCAACTTCTTCTTGACGGTCAACTTGTCTTCGACATTCTTCCCGCGCTTGACTTGGGACTCGAACCAGCGATCAATCCGATCCTTGGTAGCCTGGTGGGGGTAATCCTCCTCAGTATCGCCTATGCCGCGGAGGATGCGCCGTGCCGCGGTTTTGGCGGAGGAGACCTGCTTGTCACCATTGTCGGAATGATTGTCCAGCAGAGCGAAGATTTCGCGCCAGTTGTGGAGACTGTTTGAGCGCACCGGTTCCTCGGGCTTCACCTCGACCGGCTTCTCCCAATCCTCGATCTGCTGGTGGATGTCTGCCGCCGCCTCATCCTTATCGGTGAGACGGGAGGAGAAAAACTTGTCCAGGCCAGCAGGCCGACACTTGAACCTCATGGAAAACCCGCGTTGGGTTGATTCCATGCGTTGCTTGATGCGGGTCTTCGATGGGACTGGTATGTGGATCATGCGGACTCCTCCAGATAGGTAAAACCGCACTCGTATTCTTGACCCGGAGGAATGCCTATGCGGTCGGCAATATGTGGGTGGCGACTTTCGCCATGCTTGGCATCGAATACCTCACCGTTGAATTTAACGGCTGGCTTTATTTTTTTCGGCAATTCGTAACCATGCTTTTTTGCGAGTCGGTACGCTTTATTGATTTGAGAGGCACACCATAGACCCCCATGATGTACGAACTTATCTCTCCGCAAGTATTTTCGTTTGTTGGCTTTCATTTTGGCTTTCTTTCAGTTGCACAATCAGTGCTGCGGGTGGGTATACACCGGTGGGTGTACACCTGTCAACACGATTTATGCAAAAAAGTGAAAATATTTTCTGGGTGCTGCTTTCATGCTGGTTTGAAAGTCACCCCAATTTCACCCCACCCCACCGTTTTCCTGCCTCAACTGGTGCCAGGCGTCCCGGTACGGTTCGTAGTCGCACTCAACTTTATTCGTTTTTCCGTTGGGGTAGAAAATCAAAGTCTTCCGG